GGAGCGCGCAGAGGTCACGCGCCAGTTCGACGCGCTGACCGCTCGGATCGGCGACAACCCCGGCGCGACCGGGCCGCAGTTCCGCTCGCTCGGGCACTTCCTGAAGGCCCTCGCGTCCGGCGACGACACCGCCGCCGAGTTCCACCGCGCCTACACCGGCGGTGGCCTGGCCGACGCGATCAAGCGGAACACCTGGCTTGCCGACGCGATCCACCTGGTCGAGAAGCGCCGCAAGGTGCTCTCCACGTTCCACACCGAGACGCTGCCGGCGGAGGGCATGACGCTCGAGTACGCGCAGCTGAAGACCGACACCACGAAGGTCGAGAAGCAGACCGAGGAGGGCAAGAACCTCCCGTTCGGGAAGATCCAGCTGACCAGCGCCACGGCCCCCGTGGAGACGTACGGCGGCTACTCCGAGGTGTCGCGCCAGGTGATCGAGCGCGCCCCCGAGTCCTACCTGAACACCCTCTACCGCGCCATGGCGATCCGGTACGCCGTCGAGACGGAGGGCGCGACCCGAGCCGCCCTGAACGACGCGATCGCGAAGGCCCCGGCGAACCTCTCGCTGAACTGGGCCACCGCGACCCGGAACGACGTGCTGGACCTCCTGGTCGATGCCGTCGAGCTGTTCGACGACAACGGCTTCCAGCTGGAGGGCACGTACGTCGCCAAGGACGTCTTCAAGGTGCTCGCCCACCTGGAGGACTCCGCCGGCCGTCCCGTCATGAACGTCACCGGCCAGGGCGTGAACCAGACCGGCTCCATCGACGTTCGCGACCTCTCCGGCGACATCGCCAGCGTGGAGTTCAAGCTGCTCCCGAAGGCGGAGGCCGGCACGAGCGCGTTCTACGACTCCGAGGCGCTCACGACGTTCGAGTCCTCCGGCGCGCCGTTCCAGCTGCAGGACGAGAACATCGTGAACCTCACGAAGCAGTTCAGCGTGTACGGCTACCTCGCCACCGCCGTCCAGTTCCCCGCCGGCATCGTCCCCGTCACCGCGCCGGCCGCCGGGGCCTGAACCTCGTGACCGACACCACCACCGCCGCGGACGGCGAGGAGCGCGCACACACCACGCTCCTCGCCTACGTGGGCCTGTCCGCCGGATCGCCGGCGGCGGACCGAACCCTCGTGGACGACTCCGAGGAGGAGGCGACCGAGATGGTGGACGGGCAGATCGGCAAGTCCGCGAAGGAGAGCGTGCCGGCGTCCGTGCGCCGGCGCGCGATCCTCGAAGTCGGAGCCGACCTCTACTGGCGGAAGGCGTCCCGGAACGGCGTCGTGAACTTCGACAGCGGCGAGATGCAGCCCATGCGCCTCGCCCGCGACCCGATGCTCACCGCCACCTCCATCCTCCGGCCCTACCTGGTGGGGCTCGCGTGAGCGAGTACGCCGGCCCCCGAGTGCGTCGCGCGACGGCGGTCGCCGACACGATCCGCGACACGCTCGCGGACGCCGGCCTCGCCGACGTTGTGGTGACGATCGACAGCCGCGACATCCCCCAGTGGGCGCCGGCCGGCGCGGTCGCGATCCTGCCGCCCCGCATGACCTTCCCGACGTACGACTCCACCACCGTGGCATTCGACGTCGTGGTCACCGCCGGCCCGCCCGACCAATACCTCGCCGCCTGGGACCTGATGGACCGGATCATCGCCGCGCTCGCCCCCGCAATGGACCTCCGCGACGCCGAGCCGGCCAGCTTCCAGCCCACCGCCGGACCCACGCTCCCCGCCTACACCCTCACCTACGACGACCCCGAATAGGAGAACACCCATGCCGAACGCACACGTGCTCGGACCCGGCTCGTTCAAGCTCGGCGAGACCGCCACGCCCCGCGAAATCGCGCAGCAGTGCACGAAGTTCTCGCTGGAGCCGGACACGAGCTTCGAAGACGACATCCCCGTCCTGTCGGGCGACACGATCGCCGGCGACGCGGACACCACGTGGTCGGTGAAGGGCACCGCGCAGCAGGACTACGGCCTCGACTCGTTCGAGCTCTGGTGCTACGCCCACCGCCTCCAGGACATCCCGTTCCTCTTCACCCCGTCGAATGCCCACGCGGTGTCCTGGTCCGGGACGTGCACGGTCGTCCCGATCACCCACGGCGGCGACGTCAAGAAGAAGAACACGTCCGACTTCGAGTTCCGGGTGATCGGCGAACCGATCCCCGTGGACGAGGACGGCAACCCGCTCACGCTGCCGGTCTGACCATGGCGGACTCGGTAGTCAGCGTGGAGGGCGGACGCCAGCTGCGATCCGCCCTCCGCCAGACCGGCGACGACCTGTCCGACCTGAAGACCGCCCACAAGGACGCCGCGCAGATCGCGGCGCACGCTTCCGCCGACCTCGCCCCCGAGGCTTCCGGACGGCTCAAACGCACCATCCGTGCCAGCGGCACCAAGACCGCCGGCATCATCCGTGCCGGCACCGCACGCGTCCCGTACGCGCCCCCGATCCACTGGGGGTGGCCGGCACGACACATCCCCGCTCAACCGTTCCTCTCGGACGGCGCTCGCGACTCCGAAGGTCGCTGGGTGCGCGTCTACGAGGACTACGTGGACCGAGCACTCGACCAAGTGAAAGGCAAGTGACCACCATGGCCGCGATCACCCTGACCGTGACGATGCACGACGGCGACAAGCACGACGTGACGCCGACCCTCGAAGACACGCTCGCGTTCGAAACCACCCTCCGCAAGAACCGCGGGTGGGGCTCGCTGGAGGACAACGCGCTGAAGCTCATGCCGTTCCGCGCCTGGAACGCGCTGAAGCGCACCGGCAAGACCGACCTGACGTGGCAGGAGTTCAGCGCCGGCGAGAAGGCCGCTCTGGACGTGTCGCCCAAGAAGGACGACCCGGCCGACGACGACGAGACCGACGAATCCGAGGGTGTCGAGGAGGTGGCCGGCGTGGGAAAAGCTGGCCGGAAGGGTCGGTCCACCGCCTCCTCGTCTCGCTCGCAGTAGCGACCAACACCCTTCCGTCCGCGTGGCGTCGTGAAGACCCCGCGGACATCGTCACCGCGTACGTGATTCTGCGCGACCAGAACGAGGAGGCCCGCAGTGGCTAGCAAGACCGCGATTCTCGCCGTGCGGATCATCGGCGACGCCGCCGGCAGCGTGAAGGCCGTCCGCGAGGCGAACGCCGCTGTGGACGACTTCGAGGAGCACGTCTCGAAGGTCAAGGACGGCGTGGCGATCGCCGGCGCAGCCGCCGGCGCAGCCCTCGCCGCCGGCGTCTACGGCGCGGTGGAGAACGCACAGGTCGGCAACAAGCTCGCCGGCCAGCTGGGCCTTGATCCGGCCGAGTCCGAACGACTCGGCCGGATCAACGGCCAGCTGTTCGCCGACGCGTACGGCGAGAGCCTGTCCGAGGTCGCGGAGGCGTCCCGACAGGTGATCGGCAACATCGACGGCATGCGCGACGCGAACGACGACACGATGCGCGACATCACCGCGAAGGTCCTCGACGTCGCGAACACCTTCGACCAGGACCTCGGCGGGACGACCACCGCGGTCGGCCAGCTGATGCGGACCGGCATGGCACCCGACGCGCAAGCCGCCCTCGACATCATCACCGCCGGCCTGCAGGGCAACGCCCGCGCCAGCGAAGACCTGATCGACACGTTCACCGAGTACCCCGCCCTGTTCCAGCGGCTCGGCATCGACGGGCAGACCGCCGTGGGCCTCATCAACCAGGGCCTCGACGCCGGCGCGCGCAACACCGACCTCGTGGCCGACGCGCTGAAGGAATTCCAGATTCGTGCGACGGACGGGTCCGCGACCTCCGCTGCCGGCTTCCAGGCGCTCGGCCTCGACGCCGCCGCCGCCACCGCTCAGATCGCCGCCGGCGGGGACGGCGCAGCCGCCGGCCTCCAGGACGTCCTGGACCGGCTCCGCGGCATGGAAGACCCCGTAGCGCGCAACGCCGCCGCGGTGTCCCTGTTCGGCACCCAAGCCGAAGACCTCGGCGACGCGCTGTTCGCCCTCGACCCCTCCAGCGCCGTCGCCGCGCTCGGCGACGTCACCGGAGCGGCGCAACGCCTGGACGACACGGTGGGCAAGGACCAGGGGTTCGAGAAGCTGAAGCGCGCCGTGACGACGACGTTCACCGACATCGGCGCAGCCGCGCTGCCGGTCCTGGAGCCCGTCCTCACGCTGCTCCAGCAGTGGGCTCCCGTCCTCGGCCCGCTCGCCCTCGTGGTCGCCGGCGTGGCCGGGGCCGTCACGCTCTACTCCGGCGCGATGAAGGTGTTCGCCGCGGTCCAAGCGGTCCAGACAGCCGCGCAGTGGGCCTCGAACGCCGCATGGCTCGCCAACCCGATTACGTGGATCGTGCTCGGCATCATCGTCGTCCTCGCAGCCGTCGTCACCGCAATCGTCCTCGTCGTCACACACTGGGACAACTTCCGCGAGAACGGAGCCGCCGCCGTCGATTGGGTCTCTGGCAAGGTCATGGGCTTCATCGGCTGGATTCAGGACGCCGTGGGCTGGGTCGGCACCCTCGTCTCCGCCCTCTACGACATCGCCACATTCAATTTCGGCTCCGGGTTCGACAAGCTCACCGGCCTGTTCGGCGGCGGCACGATCCAGGCGCGGGTGGCGACCGAGGAGGTCGCCGCACCCGCCATGATGATGCGGGCCATGGTCGCCGCGCCGGCCAGCACAGCACGCACGACGACCACGACGGCGCGAGTCGCGAGCGTTGCCGCAGTGCCGAGCCTCCAGCAGTTCGCGTCCGCCGCCGCTGCGCCGGCGGCACGAGGCGGGGACACCTACAACATCACCCTGAACGGCGTGATCGACAAGGCCGGCGCGGCGCGCGAAATCCGCAAGGTGCTCCGCGACGAGTCCCGGGCATCCGGTCGCACGACCACCGCCGGCGGTGTCGCATGGTGATGCTCGGCGCGCGTCTCGTCATCGACGGCAGCGCCGTCCGCGGCGACTGGGACGGCACCGAAACCGTCGCCGTCGCGAACGTCGAGATCACCTGGGGGCGCGAGTCGCTCTACGACGACACCGAGCCCGACAGCTGCACCGCTTACGTGATCGATCCCACCGGCGACTGG